GTTGTATTCAGCTAAGTCCTTCTTTATTCATAACTTTTTGAGTTAAGAACCCAATAATGGAATGAAGATAAGAGTTCTTCCGACTATGTTTTAAAGACTGTGAAAAGAGGAAAGTCTTTTGTAAAGACTTACCAATTCCACGTCTTACTAGTTTGGTGGCTATACCCAATCTTCCGAAGAAATTATTACTACTAATAAATTCTTTGAAAGAGAAGGCAGAGACATCAAACCCATAGTAAGAAGTTCGCTTAGCGAATTCCACTACTGGAAGTTTTGATATAATTGACTTTGATTCATTAATAGTTACCCCTAATTTAGCACAAAGTACTAAATAACGGTTAGCTATTGATTCCTCAAAGATAACTATATCATCACCTAGGACCACATACTGGTCATATCAACCTTGGAAGGTTGGATTCTCCATCTTGTAACAGTATTGAAGCATCAAATGATGCATTAAATTCAACATTGCTCAAGATGAGAGTGCACCCATAGGTTGACCAACCTTATAATAGTACGATCCTTCTTCAATGTTATATGAATTAGGACCTACTATATAAGGTCGATCAACTAGGATGCTTTTCCAAACTTCACCGAAATTTGATCCAAATAAGGACGAAAGAATTCGGGCTTGACATTCAACTGGCAACCTGTCGGTTGCAGAAGATAAGTCAAATCCAAATGAAGCATTGTATTTTTGGGCTAGGGTCTGAGCATATTTAAATGCTCTCTCCTGGTCATGAGTCCCATCATTCGGTAACAATTTGAATAAATCAAATAGTTTCAAATGAAGGGGTTTCATCAGTGACTGAGTTAAAACCTCAGCCATTGCAAAAACACGTAACTTCCCGGCGGCTTCTTCTTTGAAAGCTAGACGACCAATAGGTCCTCTAGCTCCCACAGAAGATTGCCAGCCTAAATCTTTCGAAATTATATGAACCAAACTAGGTAAATGAGTTGTTGCTCATTTCAAGTTTGATATAATAGTTTCTAGAAATTTAGAATTAGTTAATTGGATATACTTATTAAAAGATTCTCAAACTACAGGATAATCCTGTAGAGAGAGGAAACTAGTAATAAGCCCCTTTCAACTAACTCTGCTACTGGGACTGGACTTTCAAATCGGTATAAGCCGTTTTGTTCCAATCTCAGCAAGATCGAAAGTTATCGGAAAATTTGCTAATACTTTTTTAGAATAAAAATCTAAAAAAATACAGAAATCGTCCAAAAACTTTTGATCTCCCGTAAAAGGATCAGTTATAGTATTAATCTTTGGATTAAACCCTGTTTTAAAAACTCTATAAATAGAGAACAAGGTTAATCAAAGACGAATCACCGTAAGAGATCCTCGAACTATCGAAGCACGATCTGACAGTTTTATAATAACTGGCAGACCGGACTTAGATAGGCGGGGCAGAGGAAGATTCGGTTCAATCTCTCTCAATGATGAGAAAGGTTGACCTGCTATCTTCTTCTGAACAGCTAATTGACAAGCTTTAAGATACTTTGTTGTCGTAATCTCGCCGTGATTTTTATTATATTTTAATATAAACACAGCGAAATTATGCATCATACGGATCCGGTTGGTCTCCTTAGTAGTTTGGAATATAGTTCGAAGAATTCTTCATCCTATACTCTTAACTACTAATTTCAAATGTTTTTCATTTGAAAGTGAGATCATACTACCAGCTTCATAAACGGTCTTATAAAGTTTTAAATTACTGAAAAACGAAGTATTAATAATATTTTGTTTTTTCATTGATTTTTTACATATATAAAATCGTTTATAGGCAGAGTACCTTCGGTACGATCGATTTTCTCGATTAATCCTGAGATTTAAAGTCCTCAGAGATAAGTCGTTTTAATTACCTATCCCTGGTCATGGGACTCATCCATCGCTTTCAAGAAAGCATGGGTCTCCCTCTCCAGGCCCCTTATGAAGGGGCGTTTCAAGTTTGAAATGCCTACTAAGTAAGGGAGGTAGTTTTAAGAAAGTCATCAAGATGATGAAACCTTGGTTAACTCCAACGGCCGATTCATTACGAAGACCGCTCTACCTGGTTAAATTAATTTAACTTTGTTTTCTTAGTAAAATGAGAAAATTATAGTTGAAGGTATTTGCCGGTAAGCTGGTGGTACTACGCTGATCCCTCTCGAAAGAGGGGACGTCAGACCGTAGGGTACCACCCGAATTGATGAATACACAAGTATTCAGCTTCAATTCTAGCTACGAAACACAATTTCTGTGATCCGGGATCACTCGAAAGAGTCCCGGAATCCTTAGAAACTGGTTTTCTAGGTCGCTTAGGCCTAGAGTTTCCAGAGGGGGTTGTACC